TTTTCATGGATCACTACGCAAGATAATAAGTACAAATTATCAGATATCAAAGTAAAGCCTGGACGTTATAAATTTGTCTGTCCACATTGTGGAAAAGTATTTGAAGAGGGATATGCTGTTAAAGTAAAAGGTTCAAAATATAAGTGGGACCTGGTAAATAAGAATAATGTATCTGTATCTGCATATGTTTCTAATGAAATAGAATTAAATTATAATGAACGTACACACGTTCATACATCTTCTGATAAATGTGATTCTGATTTGCCAATGAAATTCCATCATTTTGGAGAGTATAATGCTTGTATTGGTAGATATAAACATATGATAAGATTTTGTAAAGATTGCGGGTACGAAGATGAAAAATCACAATCTTCAATTTTTCATTAAACTCAAAGGGAAGTTCTGTAATAGGAGTTTCCCTTTTTACTTTCTAAATCAATCCATTTATCTGAATATATGTTCATGTATTATTGACAAATATGCATCATAGAGCCACTAGAACATAGCCGTTAATCGGCAGAATAAAAGACATAGCTCTCAGTAAAGAAGCTTCAGAAAAATCCAGAGATGTAAATGCTCTCGCCGGAATTTGTAACTCAAAAGTTGAAAAGTTGGCTGAGATTTGTAATATTGGTGTTGGAGAAATGGCAGATCTTATGAATAAAAACGGAGATGACTACTCAAAATACGAAGAATGGGCTAAAAAACTTCAAGGTGTTTATGCTACGCAATCAAAAGAAATTCAGGATGCATATACTTCTATTGCTACAGGTCAATAATATTTTGCGCCGACACAATTACTATTATTTCTTACATATAAAAGAGCAGCTTATTCGCTGCTCTTTATAATTATTCTTCAACTAATTCAAAACGATATTTTTGTTTTACTTCAGGATATTTCTCATGATTCACTTCGGATACAAACATATCATACGGTCTAATGTAAATACTGTAATCATCATACAATGCCTGATAAACTACATATTTTTCTCCTGTCTCTGAATGTTTTGCAATGTATAATACCTGGTAATATTTCCCCTTAAAATGTTTATATTTTCTATTCGTTTTTATTGTTCTCATTTTTTAACCACCTCAAAATGTATAACTTTATATAAGCAAATTATATTTCATTTACTCTTTATTGTCTATATAATTTAATCGAACTGATGTACAAAATGCGTAATTTTTTTTACAAAATGATAAATTTTTTATTATTTTTGATTCATTTCCGTAGAAAAAAACTCATTTTTATGTATAGGGTATAAGTCTAAAAGCATAATATATAGACGTGGAGACTTCATTATTCTGCGAAATACCTCTTTGCGATTTCTTTATAAAATAACTCCTTCGTAAAATCGATTGATTGCGAAAACACTTCAAATTTGCAGATTTTTTGTAACTTTTTTGCATAAGAATCTAAAGATTTGGGACGTAATCCATCTTTTTCGCTTTTTAAAATATCTTTGTATATGCCTTTCAATTCACCATCTGAAACACCGTTGAACAACTCAAACATTCTCTATCTCCTTTTCTTCTTTATAACTTGTGTGTTGCATCTATTTATAAAAAATCCTTTTTGGTATATTAGTCACCAAAACATTTCTTCCGTTAACTAACAGATAACATCTTCAGTTACCAGCACCTGTTCTTTCTCTTCTAAACAGCTTCTTAACTGAAACTCTGCTTCCTGCAGAGCATAAAGCTGAAGCGGCCAGTCGAGGTAATGTTTATTCTGATCAAGCATCTGTTGGTCTTCTTTTGTTTTACAATCCGTAATTTTATTTCTTTTGTTGCATGGTATTTTCTTAATACAGTAATTTTGTTCCACATTCTGGGCAGTAGTTTGGTCTATCCTCTGCAGATTCATCATTACATCCCACAATTTCACCGCAGATAGGACAATAGATATAATCCGATTCGTCAAATCCTTCATATCGAACCTGTGCATCTTTCTGGTATTTCTTAATATCAGAAAGTCCCAAAAGATAATCGGTTGTGACATCAAAAAATTTTGCCAGTTCAATCAAGATCTCCATGCGAGGTGCATTTTCTCCACAACAATAGTGATGAACTGATGCTTCAGATACACTGATTTTTTCAGCCAATTTATTTTGAGTAATTCTTTTTTCTTTCATTAATGATTTTAAGCGTTCTTCAAACGACATTGTTTTGATATCCTTTCTATACTATGCTTTAACCCTATATTAATTCTGTACTTCTAATTCAGGTAATTCATCTACATTGAATAATGCTACAGGATATGTATTAAATCCGCTTTTCATAGTAAAACCGGTCTCGTATATCAAACCAGCTTCCATTAAAGCTTCATAAATTCCTGGCAGGTTATTGGTATCCAGACAAGCCATTCCATATGGTAAATCATCAACATTAACCGTCAAAATATCAAAACTTTCCTGTGTTTCGGAAATCACTGCTGAAATAGCCAAGTTTCCATTATTGATATAAGATGTTTTATATATCTCCAGCACATATTGATTTCCAAGAAATGTATAAGTAAATTTGTTATTCATTATATTTTCCTTTCTAGCAATTTTCTGTTATTACTCTATTGCGTATCTCCACAATCAAGGCAGATTTCATCATTTTTTTAGATAAAAACTTATTTTCCATAATTTTTCTCCTGTGATATTATCTGCCGTATTGCTTCATAATTTTTACAAAATAGTTATCTTTTTGTTCAATAGCTGAATCGTACACTTGTTTCAACCTCAATCGCAGCATCTGTTCCATACTGCTCGATCAAAAAATCTCTGGCTTTTTCTAATGATTCATGCTCTTGGAAATAGCCATCAGAATTGTTTGTAAAAAAGGATGTTCCTGTGTAGTTGATAACAATTCTTAGAATTGCCCTATTAAGAATACATGTCTTTCCACAGTTTGTGCAAGTAAAAGTTTTTTCTCCTTCATCAGTTGTTGTTGGTTCTTTTGTCACTGTTTTATTATTCCAAGTATGACCATAAGTTGTTGTAGCTCCATCAGACTCGTAGATTGCTGTATGAGTATCTTTTTTCTTGTTTACCATTTTGTTTTTCCTTTTTAGTAAATTGTTTATTATTGGTTTCTAACTGGGATATGATTACTCCTTTCTTTTTACTCCCATCATCTTTAAAATCGTTACATATAAAGTATGAAAGAGTTGGCAAAAAATAAAAAAGACTGTTCATTGACAGTCTTTTAAATAATATAGTTGTCTATCAGATTAGGTAGAGCACTACGTCCATGGCAACTGTGTACTGCATGAAGTGAAGGCTTCATCCAGAAGAGTGTAGAGACTTTACGTTCCTTTTTCAATATACAATCTTATTTTTTTCACCTTAATTCCTTATGATTTCACTTTGGTGAACCCTCCCCGCCCAAACGCAAGCGTTATAGACGAGGCTTCCCATCGCATCAGTCCAAAGATGTCACAAATCAAGAGATAAAGCGAAGGTCTTAAAAGAAATATTCATATCATGTACTACCCGAAGAAACTTATATCCAAATCCATAAATATGACAATACCTTTTCCAATTTGTTTCATTTTTCTTCATCTTTTCCAACTGAATATTCACAACAGCTTCCCATTTATTTTCATAAAAATCCTTAACACTTTCCGTTTTAAAACTAGAAACATTATAACATTTATGGATAAACGACTTGGGTTTTTCTAGCAGCCAGCATTCTCCAGAATATATCGCATCGGGAACATATTCTTGTACTTCCCATGGAAACATATACTTTGTACTTTGGAATTCATACACATGCAAAACAGGATCAAATCCATGACTAACTATTCTTTGCAGTACCTCTCCTGCACATGGAGATGCATTTAATGCATGTATCACATCATCCTGCAAACTTCCTTTTGACAGAATGCAACAGATGCGTTTCTTGATTGCATCTTCATCTTTTGCTCTGTTTGAAGGAATTCTTGGCTCGAAGTCTGAAACAGGATCAAAGCTCACATGGATAAATTTTTGTTTTCTCATTTTGCTCACTGCATGGTTTTCTTGACCGGGGCAAAATCTTCTTTTTGCACCTCAATTTTTAAAAGCCGCTCCCACTTAATGAAGCGAAATTCTACTTTTGATTCTGAACCATTTTCCTGATCAATTAAAACTCTATCGTTTACCGCCATGATAACAGGCTTACCTTCAGCCAGTTTCAGAAACTGTTGCTGCAGATTGATTGGGGCTACGATTGCAATAATATCGCATTCATCAATCTCATCTTTCAGTTCATATGCAGAATTGATTGTTTTATTAATTTGCATAATCTCAACATCCCCAAGTGCAAGTTTCTGCTCCGGTGTCATTTTATGTCTGGAAAACCATAATATTTTTTTCATTTTAAATCCTCCTATAATTTAAATATTTTCTACAACCAGTTATGAGACGACCACTATATTCTATCCTCCTTTCCATCAATAAATCATCTCGTATGTTTAGTATGAAATATTCAGAGCAAAACAAAAAGCCGTCATACTGACGACTTTCTGCAAATGTATCATTTTCTTTCATGCAATATCTAATAATTCTTTTACCATCTTTTTATAAACAGTATTAGATTTAATTACTACTCTGAGACGGCTCCCGTCAGGGCGAATTTCTACAACAAAAAATGATAGTAAATTCATGTGTTCTCCTTTTCTTAATATAAAATCTTCTGTTTTTCCATATTGCACCATACGCCACCTCTAAGAGACAGCGTATGATGTTTTCTAATGACAATTCATGTTATTTCTCGTAATCTCCATGATATTCTGGATTAATTTCATCCTCATATACATTGATAATCTCACCGTTTTCTAACTCGATTTCATACATACAGTTAATTTCGTACCGGCAGTTACCAGATTCATCTTTATCAGTTTTATCAACAAGCTCCCGGTCATAATCTTTTTCAGTAAGTTCCCGGATTATTTTTTTCACTTTTAATCCAGAAAAAGCCTTTAGGTCATCAGACTTGCTTCGAAATACATTGCCGACCAATTTATCCATGTATTCTTTGGTACGATATCCTCGCATTGTAATCCCGACACATTTTAAAATATTAACTAATTCCGGCAATTTATCTTCTGGTGTTTTACACCATATCAATTGAATACCTGCATCATATTCTTTGCGGAGATCTTCCATATGTATATCCGTGATAAAATCAAATTCTAGAAAATCACACCAGACATCGAATATTGGCTTACGTGCATCTTTATAAACATAAATGTAATCCAAATCTCCCCAATTTTCACATCGAATAACTTCAATTGACTCATTTTCATCGAAGCGATCAGCAATATCATAATTGATTTCCATTGTCACATGGTGTTTCTTTGCAAATTTAATCACATCATTCTTTGTATTGAGTTCTGTTAGCATTGGAACAATTTCATTGTATAAACTCTCAATGTCATCCAAACTTGGTATTTTATATAATTTTTTCTGTACTTTATTCATCTCAATGTATTCTGAATTAGCCCATTTAATTCTCTCGCTTCTACAGTCACTGCCTTCTTTGACATAAAACCTGCAGTTGATACAACTGATTTGGTTGCATGCACATATTCTATTGTTTTGCTTGTCTAATGCAACTCTCTCAGGATCACATGCAATTTCTACAAGCTCTTTTGCATATTTTTCTTTGTTTAACATATTTCTTACCTGCCTTTCAGATTATCCTGGACTCTCTTACATTGCTTTAGTATCAACTTTTGTGACTAACCTGTCATATTCTTCTCTTAAGTGGGTAATAGCTCTATCAACAGAGAAATAAGAAGTCTGAAACAGCCACTTCTTATCTCTTACATAAGCTTCAAACTGATTTCTGTACTCAACAAACGGTCTCATATTATTGACCTCAACATCAACTATACTGGTCATTCCAGAATCAGAGAGCATCTGCATTTTCACCTCATAATATTTGTTACTCACTAAGAGAAAATCCCGTAATGCATTTTCATTATTTTTGATATATTCTCGCAGATTTTTCATCACTCCCGTTTCAGTTCTTGCTGGCTGGACAGATAAGGGGATACGAATATAAGGCAACTGAATCGCAACTTCCCACTTCCCAAATTCCAGTGAAGCGATAAATTTAATCTCATTCGCAATATCTTTAAATTTCAAAAACTTAAGGTAAGCTGGAGCATCCGAACGATGCCATACATCCATCGTATGATTGTCACTTAAATCCATATAACTGTACCTTTTTACAGGAAAAACAATATCCATCGCTTTTATTCCAGCATCTAACTGTTTTTGCAGGTAACGATATACTGAAAACTCCTTTGAATACTCATGTCTAAGCTTTTTATCAGAATATAACAATGAATCATTGATCAAATGTTCATTATCACATAAATATACCCACTCTGTAGCAGTCTCTCTGGTTATCGTGATAAATAATTTGCCATAGTTATATACCTTAAGAAGATCCCCTTTTAATACATATCCATACTCTTGTACATATGCATCTTTTTCTGATCTTTTCGTAATACGATACCATTCCGGACAAATATATTGATCTAAATCTTCTCTTTGTTTCTCATCCATTTCCTGTCGCAGTTTTTCCATGTACGCTTTTTCCTCACCTTGGGCAAATGTATCAATGATATTACGTCCAAGACCGGATAAATACGCATCTAACTTGATCTCTGCCCCATAAATCTTTTTTCCTTTTTCTTCCACAAAATATCCTCTTGTCATTTTCATCTCCACCTTACTGATAATTTCTGAGTCTTTTTTTGTTTTAATCCACAGTCGGTAAGTTTAACAGAGTCTGAATATCGGGAAAATCCGACTGTTACTTAAGTCTCTTGTCAGTGGGGGATACCAATCTCTCTCCGCCCACCACTGACGCTTAGTGAATTTTATATAATTCCTCCCCTACCTACTGATGTTGAGGAAGGGGAATCCTTATATTATTTTGTTGAATATCAGTATCAGATAAAACTCCTTTTATACCGCTACGGCATCTGACGATATTTTGCAAACAAACGTCATCAATATGTCCATATTGACAAAGATCTCGCGCCATCATCATATCGCTATAAAGCTGCAGAATATTTTCTTTATTTTCTTGTTCTTCAGTCTGTCTATATAAAGCATTACATATGCCTACAAGATCATCCTTACTTAACCTTACAAGAACTTCACCTTTTTCTTTTGATATATTTTCTATATTCATTCTTATTTCTCCTTTTCTTCTGTGATAGTAACTTCCACGATTTGTTTTAATCCACAGTCGCTATAAAAATAACGACTGACATGTCGTATTTATGGCGACATGACTTAACCTCTTGTCAGTAGGGGATACCGTTTCCTCCGCCCGCCACTGCCGTTAGTTAATTACTCAATTCATCTCACTGCCTAAGGGGCAGGAGAATCCTTGCTTTTTATAAAATCCTTTTACCTTTCATATATAGTATGTCAGGAATTTGGCTGGTTCGATTTTTCTGTATAAGTATTTCTAATTTCTTACCGGTCGGTCGGATTTTATGAAAAGATTTTCTGTTAAACTTTCCTTTTTCTTATATAATCCCTTCTTCCTTGATTGATTCGAGATATTGACATGAAATATTTTCCCTCCTTTTCGTCAATAAATTATCTCAAAAATAGAATGTCAGACTGTGGAACATAATAAAAAATACCCCTATGCTTTTGCATAGAGGTATTTTCAAATGATCTCAAGATATCTACTATTATTTTTTTATGATACGATATGCAGTTTCCAGATATGAACAACCAGTTTCTGTGCCCCTGCGCAGCGGGGCACGATTGTAAGATTGTGCTACGCTGAGATTACACAAGCCAGGGAGAAGCGATACGCCCAGATCGCATCGTAGTGGCCAACGGTGCCACTAGCACCCACATACCAAGTGTTACCAGCGGGGCCAAGATTCGCGCTACGCGTCCAGTGCCAGTCTGTTTCTCCTTTTTTGTTCGCTTTCACGCAATCACGCTCGGTTTTAACAAATTCATAATAGCCGTCTTCCAGTTCTTCTTTTGACAGCAAGAAGAAGATATCTTCTGTATCTGCTCTATCGCCGTTTCTTTTGTAAACCGGGCTAAGTAATTCTCTAAATCCTGGCTCAAAGCGCTCAACGAATGCATCGCTGTTGATATGCTTGCGAAGGCTTGAGTTTTCCCATCTATTGCTGTCCTCTTCGTCAAATGCCATTTCATCAAAGAGCAAATCGCGCATCCATAGCGTCATGCTGTGCTTGCTATCTTTGTCTACAAGCTTCTCGCTGTCGTATCCGATGATGTCAAAGATAACTGTTCCTATTTCTTCTACTTCGACAGAGATGCTTCCAACTCCACCAAAAAGTTCTCTTGCTGTTCCGTTTGAAAGAGCTTTTTTGATTTCTGTAAATGTAGTTTCTTTTTCCAAAGTTGTTATAATTTTCATTTCTTAACTCCTCTTTGTGTTCTATTAATAGATTTCTTTTATTTTTTTATAATAGTTTCTCTTTTTATTGCTAATTCTTTTTCCTGCATTTTTATCTCCTTTTATCATTAATATTTTCTACTTCCTATACAGTTTTCGGATACTTCGATATCCACCTTTACTTTCTTAATTGCGTCGTTTATCGTTAACCCTCTGGCACACCACCGCAGGCACATCATCTGGTATTTGGCATCAATAAAGTTATCGCAGATTAAATGCCATACATCGTCTGGATATTCTCTTTCATTCATGATATATTCCTTTTTCTTCCTAGACCAGAAATTCTATCCGTCCGTGCGAAGCTCAATATAATCCCGGAATATTACATGATATCCTTTCGTTTTTTGTTTTGTTTTAATCCGCTGTCAGTCATTTCCTCCATTTTCCTATATTTTGCAGCCATATAAGCGATATCTTTTTCATCAAATACACTTGTATTTATCGCAAAATTCAAAGAAACGATCGCATCTAAAAGCCGGCTTTTTGCTTCTCTCGTTTTAAGGTAGCCGTTTGCTTGTGCCATTTGCAGTGCTGCAATGGATACCTCGCTCGCATCCATCGCAATTTTCATTAATCTACATTCCTTGTCCGTCATCATCTTATTCCCCTCCTACACATAAAAGCGTATCTGTTGGTATATCTAATACTTTTGCGATAGTTGTTTTAATCCACAGCCGGTATCCTTTATGCAGAGGCTGAATGCCGGTATTTCTTCCGGCAGGGATTAACTTCATGTCAGTGGGAGATACCGTTTCTCCGCCCACCACTGACGTTACACGAATTTTGTAATTCATCCCACAGCCTAAAGAGGCAGGGGAATTCTTGTTTTTTTATAAAGTCTGTCCTCCTTTCTTATATAGTATGACAGAAATCTCGCTTATTCGATTTTTCTGTAGAAATATTTTTTATCTAATTATTGATATATCGTTGATACAGAAATACCGGTCTGAAGAGCCAGTTCTTTTTCTTTCATATTCCTTTTAATCATTACCTGTTTTAATTTTTGCGGGAATATATCTACACTCGTATTCGTTTTTCTTTTAGGCTCATTTGTTAAGTTAAACAAATAATCTGTTGATACATCCAGTGCTGTTGCAATGCTTACGGCAGCATTGAGACGAAGAGAATGCTTGCCATGTAAAAAATTACTGATCGTCTGTCTCGTTATACCGGTTTCATCCGCTAATTTTGTTTGAGACATATTCTTTTCTCTAAGACATTCAAATACCCTTACTCTCATACCCATCTTTTTTCTCCTACTCAACCTCTCGCGTTTCTGCAATCAGAGCATCTAAATCCTCTAAAGAGTGCTTCTGTACATACTCTTCCGTTTTCTTTCCATATCTTCGATAAAGCCTCTCTGCTCCATCATCCGGAAATGTACAAAAATGGAAATACTTTTTAATATTCTCTATTTCTATCTGTTCTTTTGCTGAGAAAGGACTGATATTAACATAGAGTTTTAACAGATCGGTTCCATTCATAACTGTTAAATATTCTACCTTTTGATGTCCATACGGTGGAAATACAGAATTATAATCATCTACAAATCCCTTCCAGAGAGAATGGTTATTTTCACTAATAGAAAGATGGTCATAGTTGTCAATCCCGATAATCTCTACTTTTGTATTTCCACCAGTGCGATATAAGAGGTCTTTTACTGTTAGTGCTTTATGCTCATCTTTTCCCATATCACCTGTTTTATCAGGCTTTGCATAGATGAGTCTTCTTGTTAATACTTCCCACTTATTATTTTCTTCGTTATACAGATATTTCAAATGGGAATGATCTTCATCAACATAAGCCAGCTCACCTTCTTTTATATAGGGAAGGATTGTATTAAGGATATCCAACAGATCCGACTCACTCCAATACGATGTTTTTTCATGTAAATACAAAGTAGTATCATTTACAATCTCATATGTTAAATTCATATCCTTGCTCGATACTTGCCTTGAAATCAGACTTTCCACTTCATTTACCATATCTTTTTCTTTAACAGTTACCGTTCCTTCTACATTAACAATAGCTCCCATTTCATTTCCTCCTCGTTTGTCATTCTGCTTCTGTTCTGTCTCCATAAAGCGTGTATATTTTTCTTCTACAAATCTTATGTTTGGCTAAATCGTACACATGAGGATTTGCGATAGATAGATATACTTCAGCCAATTGCTTACATTGCTCTAGTGTTTTTTGACATTGCCTCACAGGACTATATTCTTCTTTTTCCTTATTCCAGATAAGAAGCTGATATTCGTCAGTTACGTTGTCTATATCTGAGTTTTCCAGATCATGACATTCATCCAGGATAATACCAGAGTCATGCAGCCATGCAAACTCTGAGACCACTTTAGTAGTCTCATCACCCTCTTTAACTTCATTTAATACATCTTCATCAACGGAGAGTATTGCTATAACTTTCATTTTTTCCTTCTTTCTTTATTTTGTTTTTTCAGAGATAATCTTGATCTTTAAACCTCCTTCTCATCATTTTTTTTATCTCGATAGTAGAATGATATTTTTGTTGACAACATAAAAAACTCCATATCAAAATGATATGGAGTCTTAAAATATAGAGCTATTTGGTGGCAATAGATTCAGCCCGAACTTAGTCCCTCTCTCCGCAGAAAGAGAAACTACATTCAGGTCAACGATAGACAGGTGTGGGGGCATCGCCGCCACGGACAGGAACTTTTGCCTGGGAGTTTTTCTCTTAGTTTCCAACGGTCATACTCTCGGGTTGTCGTATGAATATTTATCATATTGCTAACATTATTTTTTAATATCTTTGGCATTTTTTCTTTCTACCTTTTTACATCTGTTGCAAATGCGTACAGCTTTAGTGTTCTTGTTAAATAATGTTTTTGTATCAATTTTCCACTTCGACCATTTATGACCTAAAGGCTTACCAACTCTTTCTGTGTAAGACTTACCGCAATATTTACACTTGTGATATACAAACTGGGGCGTTGTACAAGTAGGCTTGTAATTTGTTAAATAATAAAGATGGTCAGTTTTTTTGATCTTCTTTGTTTTTAAACTCTTCCCACAATTTTTACAGACTTTAATCTTTTTACCCTCTTTTTTACATGTTGCCTTTTGAATAGTTTTCCATGTAGTGTTTTTGTGAGAACATTTAGCAAAAGTCGATACTGGAGTAAAAAGACTAAGACACATCATAAAACACAAAAATACCACAAATGTCTGTTTAAAATTTTTTAACTTTGACTTTAACATTTTCATTTTCTCCTTTTCTTGATGATTGTTGATTTGTTGTAAGATACCAAACAGGAATTCTCATCCATTCGATGACCGAGATGAAAGCGTTTAAGGTGATATCTTTTCCTTTTGCTTATCTCACTGAGTAACTGTTTGTTTTTAGAATTACAAAATCCTATACACTATTAGGATGACAGAATCAAAAAATTTTTGCAGAAAAAAAAGATCAGATAAAACTGACCTTTCTTTTACTTATTTTGTTATTTAAATTTCCTTTCCTACTTTCATTGCATTATCAGAAAAATATTCTGCAAATCGAACATGCTAGGTGATTGTAGGAATATCTAATCCGCCATATCGTTCATATTCTTCAAATACTTCTAGCACAACCGGTCCAAAATCCCATGCCTCTATCGGTTCTTCCCAAAGAAAAAAGATGCTTTCCCTAATATATAAATTCTGCTATTGCAGTCAGTAATACGTCAGAAGATGAGTTCAGGGCTGTCTTACAAGAATCCTGAATTACACCGATGATAAATCCTACACCTACTACCTGCATGGCAATATCATTGGAGATTCCGAAAAGGGAACATGCTACAGGGATTAACAGGAGGGAACCTCCGGCGATTCCTGATGCTCCACATGCGGAAAGTGTTGCTAAGATACTTAATACGATTGCTGTTGGAATGCTTACGCTGATTCCAAGTGTATGTGCGGCTGCTAATGTCATTACTGTGATTGTGATTGCTGCTTCATCCATGTTGATCGTAGAACCAAGTGGAATGGATACGGAATAGTTGTCTTTATCCAAGCACATTTTTTTGCAAAGTTCCATGTTTACAGGAATGTTTGCTGCTGAACTTCTGGAAAAGCAAATGATATTATCTCTTCCTGTGTACGCTTTTGCAATCTTAATCGCATTCTCGTCTGCCTCGCTTCTCTTAACATATCGAATTTTTCCTTTAATTGTAAAAGAAAAAGGTGCAATCCCAGCGTTTGCTGTTATTGCACCTTTGCTTGTTTCGTATTTATTTCATGGCATTACTATAACACAATCTCCGGCAAATACCATCGTCAGCGTCCACAAAATTATTGTTTATATGGCACAATAATATATTTATTAACGTGTTCCGGTTAATAATGTTTTAAAGGGAGAAGCCAACTTTGTTTTGCACAAAAAATAATAATAATTTTGAATATTATTCTGATTTTTATGACAAGTTGTTTGTAGAACCATATATCCTCATGTATTTATTGACGACTACGTTGGATAGATGTATACTAAAAATAGTTTTGGAGGTGAAAGATATGAAGATAAATAAAAATATAATTGCTAGTTTAATTTATATTATAGCATCTATCTGTTTTTTCATTTCATATCTTGTTGGACGTAATTTAATTTTTTTATCTATAGGGATATTAATGCTAGTTATGTTTGTTATGTTTTATAGGAAAGGAAGGAAAGAAAATAATGAGAAGTAATGATTTACTTTTATCATATACATTCAAACACAAAATTTTATCTTCTTCCTGCTTTATAATCCCTCCGTTTCCATCTATAAATATAAACAGTCAAAGTAATTAAAAAAATTCCTCCTTTTATTGCATTATCGATTTTAATTATTGACATAAAATCCAATATTAAAAATACTATACATACAATTAGAAAAAAATAAAATAAAAATGTTATTAATCTATTATTCTTCATAAATAAATCTCCTATTTTACTTACAAATTAATTAGATTCCCATGCATAACTACCAGTTTGATACCTTAAAATATACTGCATTTTTATATTTAGTATTTTTCTTAATTTTACTCTTTTTCGCATAAAAATTTTCCTTTTTGTGGAAGAAAATTCGCTGCTACCGTTTCCGAATTTTCTACTTCTGAGATGATTTTCTTACTATTTCCATCATATTTTGCAATTATTATTTTTTTTCCAATAGCCTGTCGATAAACAGCTTCCATAGGTATTTTGTTTTGCTGCATGGCACTTAATGTTGCCTCACTGATTTCTGCAATTACTGTTGTTCCATCCTCATCATCGATATTTAAACACAAATATTTTTTATTTTTACCATTACTGCATACGAACAAGATAGGAATGTCGAATGTAACCAATATCTTTTCAAGATACAATTGTCCAATTTCTTCCACATTTATCCATTTTTCACTTAACATCCTGCTCCTTTTAACCTATAATCTTCCAAATAAGACCTACTTAACATACTGAAAAGACTGCGGAGCTCTACCTATCCCATAATCTTTCAATTCTTTTGGCATTTCATATTCAGTGATATTTTTTAATTTATAAGCGACTGCCTGGTTTCTGCCTGCGTAATATCGATCAAAGAATCTCTTATCAATTCCTGCTTTTTCCTTTGTTCTTTCCCAGATGATTTCTGGAGTATCGACAAGAATATCCTCAATTTCAGCTTCTCCCATCACTTTCATAACGGGAGACGTAGAGTAGATTAATATCCTATCCACAGGTTTTTTACATATTCTTTTTCTGAATTCATATCGTTTTGTTCCATTAAATATATTTTTTACATAATCCGGATGAATTGGTAGTAGTATTGTATACATCATTTTCACCTTATTCCATATTTTGCTTGACTAATAAGCGATGAGTCCCCGCCATTCTTCTTCACAAATCTTATAATCTGATTCTATAATTAGAAAAAACATTCGATTGGCACCTGGTATATCCGCTATTTTTTCACTGTTCCACTACAACATAAACCGTTTTTGAACAATCGCAAATATTTTCATAAAACTTTATAAATTTTTTCGACCGAAATGGGTCTTTTACATGATTATTGTTTAACCCAAGAGCATTATATATCGCAAAACAATGATGTACTGCTTTTGCTCTGGCAACTACTTGATTTTGTGTGTTTTCTTCTTTCTGATAATCTACTTTGTAGATGGATATTGCTTTGCATTTTTTATTATCATCATACCAGATTGCGACATCCGATGCACATCCTTCAGCCGGCAAACAGACATCCAGAAATATATTTGGTTCATTAATGGCAATGATGCCATGTTCAGATTGTTCCAGTAGTTCAATTATTTCATTTGTCATTTTTGTTTCCTTTCTTTTGAAGTTCCCACCACCAACTTGCGTCGGAGGGAATTCTATATAATTTCTATTTTCCCCATTAAAAACACTACATTTTCTTTAATTGGATTATTACGGAATGTACCCATTACAGTATTATTTAAAGTGCTTAATACAAAAACCGAAATCAAAAAGTATACGTATGAAATATTAAAAAATCTTCCAATCCACAGCATCAGATATCCGGTCCAAATAATGGAAAGAATAAGATCTGTATATTTTTTAAATGTTTTTTTCAATTGTCGGTATAATACAACAAAACCTACTCGAATTGCTGTAATAAGTAACATACAGCCCACACTTTCAATTAAGGGCTAAAAAAAGAAAGCTACCGGGTGAGATAGCCTCCTTTTGCAAGAGGATGGAAACAACAATATGACAATTTTATGGACAAATTTATTTTTCACGGAGGTACTTTTCTTATGTTTACGAGTTATGCCTGGCTTTAGCAAATATAAAATAAACATTCCACCCTCTTATTTATAGTATGACAGATTAGAAAAATAACTTTTTAACGCATCTAATGTACTTTGGTTGTATTCTCCTTTTTTTTATAAGCATTGATTCATGGTTCTTGTGAAACCGTAACGTTAGTTAATTCCGACAGAAAGTAATCGGAAAAATAATCGACAATATCGCGGATTATGTCTTTATCAGCAGAAGATATTTCATGTATTTTAATTTTCCATGCCAATCGTTTTTCCTTCAAAGGAAGAATCTCTAATCCTGGGACGGGAAAACAAGCATATACTGCCGGAACTACTGATCCAAAACTCCAAGCTTCGATTGGATGATAAAAACAGGGTGGAAAATCGTATGATGCATTTTATCCTGTTCCTCTTTCCATGCTTTTTTCTTTTCCAGTAAAAGTTCTTTTTCTTTCGTATGTTTTTTCTTTAAATACAATGCAACCAAAATACCATTGGTTACATTAGATAAAAAGAGAAATGTAATGGTAATTAAAAGAAAAATTATCATAAAATCCCGTCCTATTTCCGTTAACTCATCTCCGAAACAATATTAGAAGGAGTAATCAGATCCACAACATTACGTTCTCTTCCCTGCAAATCCGATCTTATATGAACATACCAGATTTCATACTCTTCAATCCCTTTTATAATGTGAACAACATAGTATCTTTGATTAGAATTCCAAGGACGATATTTCTGAATATCTTCAATCATTAAGTTGTTTCGTTTACAATAATCGTTAAAATCCTGTACTGCTTTATTGATTTTTTTCAGTTCAAGTCCATCCATATGCTCAATGATTAAAATATTTTTGTAATATACATTAAAATCTACATTGTCATATATTCCAGAACGAGATTTAATGTAGATATCTTCCGATTCAGTTAGATCTTCTTTACATTTTTTTATCTGCTCTTTTCCAGAAGGAATGCCTGCATTTATCAGAGTTTTGTAATATTCATCTGCTGCCTCATATGTTTCAAACAAACCGTATTCGATAAATTGCAGCCCCAGGCTACAGCATTCCGAACCGTCAAATTCATCACCTGTATACACAATATATTTTCCTCTACATTCCATAAGAAAAACATTTGCTGGAATGCCGTCTTTCTCAAAAGCTGCTCTGTTCGAGTAAAATCCATATGTATCACTTTTCAACTCTTTGCTGTTTTCATAGACCGCTTCCCAAAAATCATCTTCACTGCAGATACCGATTTCCTTATATGCTTCATCGAAACGAATGATATTAAAAATTTCTTCGATTGCTTTCTTAGCAGGGTCCTCAACTCCAGCATTATAGATATCCATTAATGCATTTTTATTTTTACTGTTCAGCCTTGGTCTTCGTTTTGTTTTAATCGCACTTCGCAACTTATCTTCTAACTGAGAAGTTTCTATTTGTGGATATTTTCTGCAGGCTTCCAACATTGCGATTAATTCTTTTTTCTTATACATGACAATTTTGTCTCCTTTTTATCTCACAGCGATACATGACGATTGATGCACACATATGTATTACCATTGCAATTGCAATGGTGAACTCTTGTATGCAGGGCTATTATCCAGATTCAGCAAGCTTACCTTGGAAGTATATTTGCCTGATTCAGTCGTGTCCATCATAGAGACAAAGTTCTGGTTGTTCTGCTTCCCGATACGGATATTCTGTTTCTGATCTTCGTTATGTCCGATAACAATGACCTCTACCTGCCGCTTCTTTGCATTTAGAATTTTCGATTTTTCTTTTCAATATTTTAATCCACGCATCCATGAAGGATACGATAGCGAAATTTATTAAGGGTTTTCCGTCTTACTATTCTCAATGACAAACCCTTCTTTTGTCGTCAAAATACTATCACAAAAAAAGCTGTTTCTTAGAATGCATATATGCCATATTAGCTAGAACCAATAGCATCTGACGCTGTTATGGGTCTTTGATTCGCTGTTCTTCCAAAAATTTTTCATAATCTGCTGCATTTTTCATAGCTGCACATCCTCTTTCATTCCTTTAATTTCCCTTTCAGAAATTCTAAATATTTCTCTAAAGAAGAATCTCCCAATTTAAAATCTTCTTTTGGCAATTCGTCTTGTGGGATATCTGAAAAATTATATTTCCTGCAATATATCCCTTCGTTTTTTGTAATATAGATTGGATTTCCTGAAGTTCTAAAAGAATCTAATACACTGATTTTGTTTTCGATAAGATTGATCAACATATTTGTTGGAATTTTTGTTATCATCCACGTCATATCCCAAATAGGATCTGTACAGAGAAACAAAAATCGTTCCTCGTTATCATTTTTACAGACGACAATCATTGGCATATTTTCGAATTGAAATAAAATTTTTTCTTCTTTCATTCTAATCTCTCTATTCTATTTATTGTTTTAATCCACAGTCGGTAAGTTTAACGGAGCCTGAATATCGGGAAAATCCAACTGTTGCTTAAGTCTCTTGTCAGTGGGGGATACCAATCTCTCTCCGCCCGCCAATGACGCTTAGTGAATTTTAGATAATTCCTCCCCTACCTACTGATGTTGAGGAAGGG